GTTTCACCATCTCTAGCTTCTGCCTCAGCTATTGCCTGTGGATCATTGGATGGATCATATGTAATTGTTTCTGCCATAGTGCTTTATTGTGCTCCTGGTATAGGGGCTGTTAGTTCAGGGTCAGGCGCAGCTTCTGCGGCTTGAGGTGCTCCTTCAGGAGCCATTCCACCAGCTAACATCTGTGCTGCTGCTGGGTTCTTCTCAGGATCAGCTAATGGAGACTTAGCAAGTTGTCCCATTTGCTGCATCATCATCGCTTGCTGCTGTTTTTGTTCAGCTTGTTGTTGCTCTTGGTTTCTCTCATCAACACTCTTAACTAGGTTAAGAACATCAATACCTTGTGCAGCTGCTAGTCGTTTGATAGCTTCGTCAGGGTTCATGTACTGAGAGATAGCCTCTGGACCTAGTGTCTGTGCAATAGTAGTTATGAATTGAGTTAAACTCTGAGCATCCTGTCCTCTACCTAATGCATTAATACCTGCTACGATAACAGGTTTAACTAGTTTAGAAGGGATCTTTGGTATCTGTTTAGATGCTTGTAAGGTATGCATCTTCCTGTTTAAATAAGGGATTAAGAATTCAGTGGTTAACAGTGAGAATAATCCACCCAACTGCTGTTCCAATTCCATCTGTGTCATTCTTACTTCCTCAGCTGTAGTCCTTTCAGACTGCCTTGGGTTTAGTATTAAGAATGCTTCACTTATTCTTTTCTCTAATGTGTTTGCTAGATTGAATGCAGTATTAAAGTCAGCTTGTTTCTGTACTTGTACTACTCCAATGTCTTCCGGTCTACCTTGTATGATAGCACCGTTACCAGCTTGTGCTAGTGAGGCTGGTTTAGTAGTTGAGCTAGGAGACACAGTGAAGATTACCTTAGCTGCAGCTGCTGATCCTTCGACCAATGCTTGCATCAAACCTTCGAGAGACTTAAGATCTCCCATGAATTCCTCTACTCTACCACGTCCATAGTCCTCACCGTCTACTGTTACGAAACGTAAGGGTAACCAAGGACTCTTATCCATAGGTGCCTTACCTTCAGTACCAAGTAGAGGGAAGTCCTCTGCCTCTTGGTGCCAGACCCAACCTTTTCTGGTCAGTCTAACACAGGTGTATACATCAACATCCTTGTCATGTCCTCCTGTGCTTTCATCGACAACGCCGATTTTAGGAGGGAGCTTGTACATCTCACCTAATATTTTGCGGTTGACCCGCTCTCTTGTAAGTATTTCAGTTACGTTACCATTTCCATCACGTTCTACTACGTACCTATTAAGTGGGTACATCTTCATGCCTTCTTTACCCATGTAAAGGAGAGCATTACCTGCAACCACAAGGTGCTTCAGAGCTGTAAATATTTGAACACGATCAGTAGAGGCTGCAATAGCTTCCATGATCATACGTTCTATCTTAGCAAAGCTAAGGTCCATCTCACTCTTGGCTTCCTTCGGTATCTCAACTCCAAGTTTAGAATCATCTAACTGAAGTTTAAAGAATGAAGTAGAAGGAGGTAGTAACCCAAGCATAAGCTTAGAGGCTAGAGTTACTACACCTTTAGCACCGACTGATTGCCACGGAGTTTTAAACTTCGTGTACTCTGCCTTCTGTTCCTCATTCAGCATGAGTGTAGGAATAGTTAGCTTAGCACAGTCGAGTGCAACATCAAGAAATGCTGTACGGCCACTAGTTAACTTACTGTATCGTTGCCGTGCTGTTTCCATTTTAAATGTTTAGATCATCACCAGCGTTACCACCAGTGTTTACGTCATCTTTCTTTCCTGATTTGGTCTCATCTTTCTTGTCCTTCTGCGTGTTAGCAGTTCCTTCTTTCTTCTTCTTATCCTTCTCGTCTTTACGAGCCTGCTCCTCAGTTACCTTTCCACCCATTTCATCCTGTTCGGATACATCGAGCTCTCCGCCTGGTAATGTGGTCTCCTCTACGGGAGCCATCTGAGGTGGAGGTGGGGGTGGTGGAGGTGGTGGAGGAGGAGGTGGTGGTGGAGGTCCGCCGCCGCACATAGTTATTCCTCGGTTAATTTACTTTTTAGGTATCGTACTACACTGATCTGACCTATCCGATAAGACATTTCTTTCTCTGATAAGGCTAGTTCAGGCATTCGATCTGGAAACTGTTCGTCAAGTTCTTTGACTAGCATATCTAGATCAAGCGTACTTGGGAAGATTGGGGTTTGCATGTTCAAAGAATGCTGGCATCCGGCTTCTCTTAGTTTCAAGTAAGCCTTCGGCTTTACCTCTGTACATTAATGAGTCGCTGTTATCCAGCCAAAATTTTTGGTCCAAATATTTGTTAGAGCTTGACTTCAATGGGGCCATAACCCAGTTGATAGTAGCTTTCCTAAGCTTGTCCAAACTAGGAGAGATGGTCAAGCCAAGCTCTCTACATACCAGGGAATTACAACTTACGTGTACCTGTTCGTCACGTGAGATATCTGCGCTCACGGTGCGCATTCCAGCGTCACCGTTAAAGCGGAGGAATGGTAAGAGGACAAAGAAGATTGCCCTTTCAGCAACCATGGCCTTGAGAAGTGTGTGATCTGGATGTGATATCCATGCATCTCTGATTCTCTTAGCTTCTTGTTCTGCTTTCTCATCCACTCCGTGAGCCTCGGCGATATAACCGAGAGCGAGATCGTGTCTCTCTTCGTCCCTGATATTGGACACAAGTAACTCCCTCGCGACTGCTGGAACTTCATTCTTTAAGGATTCTTTGATAAAGTCTCCGACTGGCATTTCCATATGGCGCATCGCAAGGGCGCGGAAGATAGTTTCCTCCGCACCGTCTTGAAGTTTACCTGCTGTGGTCTGTACTGGAGACCATTTCCGTTTTCTGTTTAATAATTTTACATAAGGGTTCATTTCATTCACCGCAATCACATTGGGGAGCTAAAAGCTCTTCCAAGTAATCGTCAACTTCAGTCTGATCTAATGCTGCATACGCATCTGTCTTATCTTGAGTGTCATCCATTACTTGAAGGCTGTAGTATAAAGAGGTTTGGGGGCTCTTAAGCCACTCTTCCACGAATGTCTCATCGTATTCTACAACATCACTCCAAGAGTTAAAGCTATAGCCGTGAAGAAGTCCCGTCTTATCCATCATCTCTACGATACCATCTGCAACACTCTTGTAGGCATCCCAGCCAACTCGACTTGCAATTTCTACTGGTCCGTAGTTATAGGATTGTACACCAAAGGTGCCAGAGTCGCGGTCAACTTCTCTAGCTATTGGGGGTGCTATCTCAGGTGTACATGTGTAGCCATCTCTGTCTCTGTACCTGTAAGAACAGGAAGCGGTAGGGGCGATGGCAAATGCCCTATCCATATTATTATTTCTAGCAATCTGTGCTGCATTCTGTATAGCTTTATATAACTCAGTAGCTAAAGAGCCAGCCTTACCAAATGCTGGTAAGCCAGAGTTAACAGCTCGTAATGCTTCACCGAACTGTGAATATGTTACTTGGTATCTTCGTAGGAAATTGGCAAGTCCAAGGAGTCCAAGTCCGACTTGACGGTCCGTTTCACTTGGAAGATATTCTCCAGTCCTTCCAACGCCTGTTCTCCCATGAAGATCGCACAGCTCGGACATACCCTGAGAGAAAGCCTCCTGTAGGTTGCCGACTGTAGCGGCACCGAGATTAATATGCTGGAGGAGGCACGTTCCTCGTGATCGCAAGTATACCTCAAGACAGACGTTTCCATAGATACGGTTCCCATTTTTGTCATGTTTGATTTTGTTTAGCCAGATGTCTCCTGACTTAATACCATGTATTATGGCATCACGTGTTTCCTTATCAGTACTTTCCCACTTTTCGTCGTCAAGATCGACGCACCTTTTGACCCATGGGAGTTCATGTCTTGGCGTGGTGACAAATTCCAGAGTATCAGGGTGATCAATATCCATGTGGATAACACAAGCGCCATTCTTATAATGTCCGCCCCGTCGAAGTGTTTCATTAAGTACTGAATAAATTTTAGCAAAAGATACTGGGCCGCTAGCTGTCAAGCCACGACCATTCTCAGTACCTTGAGGTCTAAGTTTTGATAGATGTACTGCTACACCTGCGCCATGACGTAATGCAAATGATCCATAAAGCCAAGATTTTTCAATGCCCTCATCACCTTCCATGCTATCGTCAACGACGAATACAGTGCAAGAGACTGGCAACCTAGATTCTGGATTATCAATCCAGTTTTGGACTCGGCCAGTACGAGCGATCAATTCTGTTGTCATTAAACTAAGTCTTCTAAATTTGGTGGTGCATAATTTGGTCCTTTCAAGACCTTCCCATCTGCTCTAAAGATAGGTTTACCGTCTTCATCAAGCTTTGACATATTGCTTTTATGAACACGGTCTAAAGCTTCATCTAAATCCCAGCCCTGATTCTCAGCGTACTGATAACAGACATAGACTAGATCAGCTAGTTCTTTTAAACAGTGAGCTCTAGGTTCACTGCCAGTTCTAAATAGTTTACCATCTGCTTCAAGGAATTCTTTAAATTCCTCAACGATCAGATCTTTTTGACGGGCTCTAGCCTCCCGACTGATCGAGTTCGCTACTCGATATGTCGAGCGGAACTCCTTTGCCTGATTGCTCAGGAAGCTGTGATGTATGTCGGGAGTGATTGTTAGAGCCATGTCTTTGGTAATCTCTTTCGTTGATGAGGTAGTGGATTGCTTTATCGAGATCTTCTAAAGGATCTCCTTTGTGACCAGCTCGACAAACATACTTAATGACGTTGCCAAGATGGTAATTTAATTCTTGATCTCGGATGAAATCCCAGACCTGTATTTTACCACGATTATAGTATGGTGGGTTGTAGAAACTGGTCATTCCCATTACGCAGGTGGTGGACCAGGTGGTCTCTTCTTACCTGAGGCTAGGTTCCAACCTGGATGTCCAGGTGTAGGGTTATCTGAATAAGGTGCTTCTTTGTCTTTCTTTCCTTTAGCTTTCTTAGGCATGGGGGCTCCATAAAATAGGTTGTTGTTTATCGTAGTCGTAATCTTCATGCTGGAGGATCTTAGCGAGCCTAGCATTCATCAAAGCATCATCGTCAGATAATCCCTTGTCTTCATACGCCTTACAAACTGCACTCCAAGGTGACTTATGTTTGTTTAGTATATCAGAGGCTCGCTTAACACCTATCCCAGGACAACCTGAGTATCCATCTGTAGCATCTCCTGCTAGAGCTTGGATTAAGTGCCATCGATCTCCATCTTCTTTAGTGATTTCTTCTACGTCATTAGTCATATCCCATAGGACACCTGGTATCTGACGCATGTCTTTGTCGGGTGAAACGAGTATATTATCTGTACTAGCATAGCGTGTTGCATCTATGCCTAGTGAGTCATCAGCTTCTAGGGTGTCCCTAATAACCACGTTATAATTATCGCAGCAGTGATTGACCAAGCGTTTATACCCCAGTGGCTTCCTGCGGTTTCTGTGGCCCTTGTAATCCGGAAAAATTTCTTTCCTAAAATTCTTAGGGCTCGAAAAATATAAGATGATTTCATCATCCATCATAGCGGTTGTAATCTTTCGTAGCTCACGCTCAAATACTTTAAGAGTTTCTTTGAAATCAGATTGAGCAATAACTACATCATCTCCAAAATCAATACACTCTTCACAAGCTTGAGCAGATTTGTAAGCTACAAAATCTGAATCTATTAATAGCATTAGTGTACCTCTGCCCAATTATCACCGATGTTAGCATCAGCTTCTATAGGCAGTCTTATTTTATAATATTCACCAGATTCCATTGCTGCTAGTTTACAAGCAAAAGCAACGTCCTCACTTGATGATGGTGGACTTCCTAATACTTGCTCATCATGCACAAAGGCGTACCTTTCGTGTTTGATGTCGCGTAACTTATCGGCGGTTAATAGTAACCAACGCTTCGCTATCGTAGCCGCTGACCCTTGGAGTAAAAAGTTGAGACTTTTATGCCCTGAGTCAACGAGGATATAACGACCATCGATTCCCTTAATCCTGCCTGCCTTAGCAACTTCTTTGGTAGCTTTAACAAGTTTATCCAGACCTGGGATGGCGTCGAGGTAAGCTTTCCTAATCTCCTTGCCCTTCGATGTCGCCTTGTCCTCTGGAAGGCTGCTGTCATACGATCTTCCGATCTTACGATCTCCCGCCCCGTAAAGGAATGCGTACGAAATTGTCTTGACTTGCTTGCGTGTAACGCCGATTTTGTCTGCATTTTCTTGGTGAATATCTCCATTGAGTAATACATCTGCATATCTACCACCGTCGTAACGGGCTAGGTAATGTGCAAACATCCTTAACTCAATGCCTGCAAGGTCACTATCTATAAGTTTCCAACCAGGTTTTGTTATGAATAACTCCCGACAATCAGTGTCGGAACTTACCTGCGCCAGATTTGGCCTAGCGTGTGCCATT